GCCGTTAATTTAACAGTAGGTTATGAAAACGACGATTTCACGCGTAACATGGTAACAATAATCGCTGAAGCTCGATTAGTTCAATATATTAGAAACAACGATCAAAACGCATTCGTAGAGGCTGATTTGGCAACTGCAATCGCTGCGTTAGAATTGTAATAATTTAGTTCAATATGGAAAAGAAACCACGTAAAAAAAAGGTTCTTAATTTAGATTTGGAAACAAAAGAAACAGTTGTAAAACCGGTTGAATTGAATCCAAGTTTAATTTACGAATTTATTGGAAATGGAAATTTTCGCACGTTACCAAAAGGATCAGTTTGGAAAATAAACGGTGAACTTGCTTCAAAGTTTATTTTAAAAGGTTACGGAAATCTAAAATAAAAAAAATGATTTTAAGCATTCAAGATTTTACGGGAAAATACGCTTTGCACACGGGAATGTACGATGTCAATAAATTGCAAGATTATATTGATATTTACGAACCGCGTTATTTAAAAAATTTGTTCGGAATTGATTTATACAATCAGTTTCAAAGTGATCTATTAAGTAACGTTCCGCAAAGCCCAAATTTCCTAAAAATATTCAACGAATTTAGCGAAGATTTAGGGTACAGTTTTTATACCAATTATGGTTATGCGTACAGTTCAAATCAATTGGATTCGGAGGGTATTTTACAAATGTTGAAAGGCTTTATTTATTTTGAATATTCAAAGGATTTAGTAAATCAGATGACGCCTTATGGAAACGTTAAACCTTTGAGCGAAAATTCTGAGGTTGCCAACACGGGTTTTTCCATGATTTACACGCGATATAACGAAGCGATTAGATCGTATCGTTCAATTCAAAGCTATATAAGATACAATAACCCCCCAACAGGGCAAGCCGTTACAATCGGAATTGTTTCGGGGGGTTCTAATTACGTAGCTACGAATAACGTTTCTTTGGTTGGTGGGTTTGGAACTGGTTTAATAATTGATTTCACAGAGGATGGTACGGGCGTAATTGATGAAATTACAATCGTAGATGCTGGAAAAAATTATAAAATCGGCGATACTTTTACTATTCCGGGCGGAAATGATGACGCGATAATCGAGTTAACGTACGTAGGAATCGGAAATTACAACAAATTCAGGGGGATCGCTAAATCAACGGCGTATTGGTTATGATAAACGATATTTCACAAGCGGTAGAAAGTTTAGTAAATGCAATTAATCCAACGATTGACGGCGTTTATTTGCCCGCTCCTGAAGAATATACAACCGTATGCAATACAAAGTGGGCGCGAATAGGAAAAACAATAACAGACTCGCAAGGAACGCCGTTTTTAATTACCGATATTAATTACGATAATTGGATTCAGGCGGGAATAATTGACGGAGAAATAACTTTACCAGCGCCCTATTTCGTACCAGGTACAAAGATTGAAGCTAACCGAGAATGGACAATTTCAACAAACGATTTAACGCAAAAAACGCCGTTAGTGTGGTTACTTCATGGAATCCGATATAATTCATTCGGAAAAGAATCCGTTTTCGCGTGGGAAAGTGATTTGAGAATATTTTTTTTAGACGAAACCGACATATTGAATTTTTACACAAAAGACCACATTCAACAAGTTGTAATTCCAATGACAAAATTAGCTGATGAGTTTGTTAAGGTTGTTCAAAGTGATCGCAGTTTTTTACGCGTTGACAATTGGGAAATTGTAGAATTTAGTAGGTTCGGAACCGAACAGGAAAATGGATATTTCAAAAACATATTGGATGCAAATTTGAGCGGAGTTGAGTTAAAAATAAAACTCACAAAATACAAAGAAAATTGTAAATGTTAATTTAAAAAAAAAATAGAAAAAATGGCAGGATGTAATTGTAATGTTGGACTTTCCAATACAGGGCGCCCGGGTTGCGTTCCTTTGCAGTCGGTAACAAGTAAACTTATCATGGTTCCGTTAGCGGCAAACGATGGTACGTTGAACGGTATTGATTTAGCAGCAGCGCTACCAACTTGGAGCGATTTAATTAATGAAGCGGATTCATCAAAAAGATGGTTTCCTTTACCAGAATTCGAAAACGTGGAATTGCCAAAAGCGGATTCACAATTCGAAGAGGCAAACAGCGGCCGCATGGCGTTTTTACGTCAAGGTAAAAGAAGTTTTGCAGGTGAACTTTGGGGCGACGATTCAACGCCTACATTATTGGGTAAATTGAATTCAGGTCGTTGCGTTTCTTTTGGGGTTTATATTGTTGACGTTAACGGAAATTTGATCGGTTCAAAATCGAACGGTTATTTATACCCTATTCCGGTGGACGAGCAAAGTTGGGATCCTAAATTTATGTTTGCGACTGATTCAACGGTTCAAAAAATTATGTTAGGTTTTGATTTTTATCGTTTATTCGATGAATCAACTATGTATATGATTACAGCAACCGAGGGCGGTATTAACTACAACGATTTAAACGGCTTAATTGACGTTAATTTAGAAGTTTTATCGCAGGTTACAACTGTTTCGGTTACTGTAAAAGCTACTTTCGATTATGGAACGGCGTTAAATCCAATCTTATTTCAAGGTGCTACAAATTCCGCGGATTGGTCAATTTTCGATGTTACAAATAACACGTTAATTGGTATTCCTGCGGGCGTAACTGAATCGCCAGCCGGTACTTATGTTGTTGATTATAATTTCGTAGCTACTAATGTTTATACTTTGAGTGTGGTAAAAGATGGTTTTATCGGAACTGTTCAATTTAACGCGGCTTAATTTTCAACCTTTGATTTAAACGGGTTGGCTTAGGTTAGCCCGTTTTTTTTATACTATGCAAATATTAAACGATTTATTGCGAAATACTAAAATCCTAATGGATGCGGATATTATTTGGAATCACGTTTTTAGTGACAAAGATTTTCAAGTTTGGATTTTAGATTTAATTCGCGACGATCAGTTAATGGAAAAGGGAGTAAATGAAGACGGTCAAATAATTGGATATTACACGCGGTACACTGAAGAGTTAACAAACGGTAGAAAAAAAGCGGGCGAGCCTTATAATTTATTTGACACGGGTGATTTTTATAAAAGTATGGTAATTTTGTTGGGAACAAATTATTTTGAAATCGATGCGGATCCAATTAAAGAAAATGCGAACTTATTTACAAAATTTGGCGAAGGTATTATCGGACTTACTGAAGAAAGTTTGGATAAATTACGCGAAGAAACAAAGCGACGATACGCAATTGAAATCGACCGACTATTTTCACTCGATTTATGAGTTGCCTTTATATAATTGGATAAAATGTATTAATGGAGAATTAAAGTTCGTTAGAACGGCGGAAAACGGCACGAATGAGAATGATTTAAAGGTTTGGGAAAAGATTTACGATACTTATTTGAATGAATACGGATTAGGAAAACTTTATTTGAAGTTATTAAAAGCAATGCAGAAAAAAGCGCTTTACGAATGCGATTATATTTTAACAAATGATAGGTTTAAATTAACTCAAATTGAAATGGTTGAACAAAAGTTAAATGGAATGCTGAATAACAACGGATCCGGCGTAACAATTGAACAAAGTTTGATTCATATTTCGAAATGGTTAGGTCAGTGGATTAATCCTAAAAACATAACGACAAAAGAATATTTTGATTTACAAAAAGAAATGGATCGATATAATAAAATGAACGATGGCAAAAAAAATTAGTAGTAAAGATTTATTTGAATCGGAAGATATTTTCAAAGGTATTCGAGATTCCGCAGAAAAAACGTTACTTAGTTTAAACAAAATTAACGACGAATTTAAACAAACGGCGGCCACGTTAAAACAAAGTTTAGGCGATGCAAAATTCGATAGTTCGGATTCTATAAAGAAATTCACGCAAGCAACGGCGGAAGCGAATAAGATACAAAAGCAATCGATTGAAATACAAAAATTACAAGAGCAGGTTAAACAACAAGCTATAAAAAGCGAAAAGGAACAGGAACGTTTAGCGCAGGAACGAATCAAAACCCAAAAAGCGGAATCGCAAGAGAAATCGAGATTAGCAGCGGAAAGCGCAAAACAAGTAAAGGCCGCAGAAAGCGAAGCGAGTGCGTATTCTAAATTATCAAAGGATTTAAACAACGCGCGTAAAGCGTATAAAGATTTAGCGGTACAAAATCAGGAAAACACGGCGGAGGGGCAACAACTTTTACGGCAAGTTCAGGATTTAGATTCACAATTGAAAAAAGTCGATGCAACGGTCGGGCAACACCAACGAAATGTAGGTAATTACGAAGGCGCTACAAAGAATTTAAAGACTGAATTACGGGCGTTAACTAAGGAGTTAATGAATATGTCCGAAAGCGATCCGAAGTTCCAGGAAATGGCGGTAAAAGCCGGGCAATTAAAAGATCAAATACAGGACACGCAAGCGGTTGTAAAAGCAACGGCGGGATCGGGTATGGAAAATTTAGCGGGTTCGGTTGCAAAAGTTGGGCAAATTGGGGTTGCGGCGTTTCAGGGTATGGAATCAAGTATGGTTTTATTGGGCGTTGAAAACGAAGCAGTTTTACAATCGATGCAAAAATTACAAGCGTTGGCAGGTTTGGGCGATGCGCTTAAAACTTTGGGCGGTTTGGGAGATATGTTAACCGAAATAAAAGCGGGTTTTATTGCGGCGGCTTCAAAAATGGGGTTGTTTACAGCAATTCAAAGCGCAAATACAGCGGCAACGGTTGTAAATACGGTAGCAACGGAGGCTCAAGGCGCCGCAATCGTAGCGACAACGGTAGCAACAACAACGGCAACGCGAGCGACAAAGTTATTAAGGATGGC